TATATTGGATTACCATCATAAGCCCAACCAAGAATCGGTGAGTGATTCAAAGATACTTGTTCTGCGTTGTTTAGAAGATTTAAGTCATTTGATGTATAATCAATTGTTCCGTCACTATTTTTTGATTTTAATATTTTTCTAAGACCTCTTGGCGCATAGAATGATGTAAACTTAATTCCTTCATCATTATCTCCTCTTGATAAAAATCCATCATCTCCATAAAATATATCCTCATATCTCTTAACATTATTAACTGCCCAAGATTTTATCTTGGGTAAAAATACAGCACCAGTGCCAGGAATTATCTCTTCAACACCAACAGTCGCTGTGGAATATCCAACACCACCATTATCAACAGTAACTTGATCAACACTTCCACCACTGATAGAGGCAATGATTTTTGCACCAACACCATCACCTAATATTCTTAAATCAGGTGGAGATGTGTATTCACCACCAGATCGAGTTACAATTACAGACTGTATTCTTCCATTTGTGACAATTGCCTTATATTCTGAAGACGATCCAGATGACACACGGACTTGAGGGGGAATACTAAAGTTAAAAGTAGTAGCGTTTCCATATCCGATTCCAGGCTTCTCAACATTAATTGATGTGATTGAACCTCTTACAATTGGATTTACTCTTGCATGATAGTTCTCAGGTTCCGCTGTGTTGATTCCAATTGTTCCTTTTACATTGACAACGATTGGTGGATAATTGAATACATGTTCTCCAGATCCAACTGATGTCATTCCAACAAATTGTTTTGTCAAATAGTTTGCATTAGATAAAGTAGTTCCAATTCCAGCAGATGCAAGTCTAAAACGATTGTCACTTACTTTTAAGATATAATAATCTTGATCAGTATCTAAACCACCAATCTTTACTCCATCGTTAGAATAACGAACTATTTCACCATCTTTGAATCCATGATCTTTATATTCAATAAAGTCTGAATATGTGTTAATTCCAGCGGTGGGAATTAATCTTCTCTTATTTTCATACCCCTCGCCAGGATTTTCAATAATGACTTGACCTAAAACAAATTTCTTTCTTAAACTTTGAAATCTTTGAGATCCATCAGCAAACCCAGTTAAGTTGAGTAGATTTGATTTTGTTATTGCATCGTTTTCATTATTCGCAAGTTTAATTGTTGTTTGATTAACTTTCGACACAAAATAAACAGATTCGTCAACAAGTCTTTGATCTGGTGTTTCTTGAATCTGATCCGTTGTTCCAATACCTACTCCAATTGCACCAGTATTGAATGTTTTATAGATTACTGCTTCTCCATCACGGAATTTATGAAATGTTCCAAATCCGATTGTATCATTTGCGATATTGATTGCGTTACCTGTAGATGATGCATCAAAATCAACAAAATGATCAACTTGTTTTAATCTTGCTCTTGCAATCGCATTTTGACCATTACCACCACTAATTTCTATGATAGGTGGTGCAACATAATCAAAGCCAGGATCTACGATATCGATTCTTTCAAACTGACCTTTTACGTTTGCTGTTGCACTAACACCAGCACCAGTTAAACTTTCAACACTAACTGTTGGTGGAGTAATTACATCAAATTGAGATCCACCTTCTAATACATCTATAGATTCAACACCACCAAAAAATATAACATCACCTGACTTATAGTTTGATATCTCCGTACCATTTACTAACATGCCAGTGGTGCCTGGCGCTGTCTCACGCCTCGCCCCGTCAAATACTGGATTTAATGGGAATCTCTTCAATAATTTCTGATGATCTAGTTTTTTGTTAGCTAAATCAGGAACTGAGATTTTAAATGTTCCATTTCCTGTTGCATCTACAAAATCACCATTTACAAGATCTGGTAGAGAGTTTGCAAGACGAATATTGTTTGAACTTACACGACTCACATAATAATTTTTACCATCAATCAGCTGACCTAAGAAACCACTGATGACATTATATGTAACAACTTCTCCAGAATAGAATCCATGATCAGCAGCACCTTCTGTTACCTGTATTAACTGTATAACGTCTCCGCCAGTGGCGCCAGTCCACGTTACAGAACGATCTGGAGCGACTATGGGTTCATTACCCAAACTTGGTAAAGATGGTGAGGCAACGTAGGCATGAGGATGTGGTGGTAATGCCAAAGCATTATCACTATCATGATCATATGTATTCTGAACATCAGTTGTATATTTGTTAATATTAGTATGAAGAGAACTGTTTCCTTTCTTTAATCTTCTTCTTATAGATGCAATATTAAATTCACCAATGCCAGGTAAATCACCTAAAATGAAAGTTGAACTACTAACAACACTTAAAACACGACCAACTCCTAGTAAAATATCCTGACCATCTAAAACTTCAACTGCATCTTCCTCTAAAAATCCATGATCAGACAATGTTGTAATATTAAAACTACTACTTGACTGTCTTGTAATTGTTTTTGGAGTGAATTTTACACATGTGTTGTAAACATAAGATCCAAAATTAGCATCCTCAGAACTTTTGTTAATACCAAATGATCCAACTTTGATCTTATCTCCCTTATTAAAGTAAAATGTGGTATCAGGAATTGGAAAGTCTTTTAAAACACCTGTAATTAAAACTTCTATTTTATTTGTGTTACTTGCAAATGAATATCCATACGCAACATTATTATATCTGACATCATCACCAATACTTAAAGCATCAACAGATGTTGGTAATCCAACAAATTGATTTGCAGTTTTACTTGTATAAGTCACAACACCAGCGACACTCGCTGTTGGCAAAGAGATAGAACCACTCGTAGGGAATCCAACTGTAGTATCAACTGTGATTGTGGTTGCACCAATTGATACAGGATCTGTGACACGAGTTCTGCCTGGAACTATAAAGTTTCCATCAATTGAATCTTGAGATACACTAATCTGATAATAATGTTCTCCTCCATATAAAAAGTCTTTTACATCTGATATCGCACCAGAAGCACCTCGAATATTCTTATCATCCTCATCTGCATCTTGAAAAAGTGTCGATCCTTTTAAATTACGAGGATCCCCAGTAATAGGTTTAACAACAAAATCCTGTGCAAAACCATAGTCAGCATCAGATGGTTTGATTAAAAAATCAGATGGTTTGATAATATTAACTTCTTTGCCATATAAAGCTCTGAATAAAATTTTATATGACTCCTCTGTTCCCTTTGTGCGATAAAAATCTTTTATTTGTCGAATAAATTTAACTTGATCAATATCACTACTCAATTTACGGTTCTCAAAACCACTCGCATAGGTTGTTTTTAATTTACTAAAAAATTCACGAATAAAAAGATTTGATAAATTATGAACCTTACTACCGCCAGTGTGAGATGCACCCACAGTCGTATTAAAAGATAATAAATCTGGTCTTGTAGGTTGATCTAAACTATCAACACCACTAAATCCACGAATACATCCAGTGAATGAAGTAGTGCCAATTCCAGTATATGTGATAATTTCATCATCAATTTTTAAGAGTCCATACTTACTTGGATATCCTTTTGTAGAGTCTACGAAGATTGTAGAGGAGTATGACTCTGTATTTGTGGATAATCCAGTATATTCTGTCAGTGCAACACCAACATATGTTTGTAGTTTAGTATATCTGTCAAGATTCTCAGCAATATTAATTGATCCACCTTGATATTCTTGAGAGATATAGTATTGTTTCATAAAGTCCACAAAAAGTGGACTTTCAGATTGTACAAACTCAGGCAACTGATTCTCAATTACCTGATTGATTTCGACTCTTTGTATTGATGTGTCTATCATTAATATCCGCCGCTATAGCTAGATCCACCGCCTGATGAGGATGTGGAAGATGTATTAGTTGATGGTGTTGATGTGGTGGCTGCAGTTCCGTAAGTTCCACCAGTTGTGGTTCTAGTTGCAGTCGAGGATGCTGTTGATGGGAGAATTGCAGCAGCTGTAGAAACTGGAGAATTTGATTTTCTCGTGAAAGTTGGAGTATAATAACTGTGTGTATGAACAAATCTTGATCCAGATGTGTTTTCGCCTGATGCGATTAGATCTTGAACCATATTAATTGTTGTATTTGTCATATCGAATTTAACATACAAATCTCGAAGACCAACAATGTCATTTGAGTGTGGAATTGCTTGAATTTCTATTACATCATTTGCAACTACTGTTGAAAGTATATTTACAGTATCTATAAGAATTTCACCATGCATATAATCGACAGTACCAGCGTTTTTCTTCACTATATTTGGAGTTCCACCCTCTGTATATGTAAAGAAGAATATTCGACCTTTTTCACGATTAATTACCTCATCAGCAAGATAAACAGTGCCCGTGACACCTTCAATTGTAAATCCTGTTGAAACTACATTATATGCACTCTCTTGAGTGTGGAACATATTACCATAACAGACCTCATATTGTGCAAATTGACCCAAAACTGCTTTTAAATTACGTCTAATTGTCACAAGAGTGATATTTGATGTAATTGATGAGTCAATACTATCAATTAATGATACAGCCTTACTATATTTGAATCTACCACCAAATTTATTCACATCAATTGATCTTGAGTATTGAGTTAAAGCATTTGAAACGCCTGTCTTTAAAGTTTCTGGACTATCATTCAAACTTGGATTATAATATGGTGTTGTGTTAAGTTCAACATACAAATATTTCAAATCAATAAATTCTGGCACAATTCCAGCGACTGCATAACTTTTTAATTTTTGTATTAACTCTCTTTTTGTCTCATCTGATAAAAAATCACCATTTCGAGGTTTAACTGAGATAAAAACTTTACCAAAACGAGGTGGACTCATTTCTTCACCACCAAAAGCAGTTACAGATTCTACATTTGGGTAAATATATCCCAAAACCGACTCATAATCAGATGCCGTGACTGCACGATACTGAGATGAGTAAATTCTTGGTGCAAAATACTTAATTGAAGAGATTGATTCGATTTCATCACCATCTCTTGACTTTTCATCCGTTGTAACAAGACTGATCAGTGAAGAATTAATGACTGCACCATCTTGATTAGTAATATTACCTACAAAACTGAATTCTGAAGCGCCATTTCCTTCTTTTCCATCGGTTACAATATAAGAAACCTCAATAAAATTATTATTTGACAGTTTTTTAGCAATTACATTATCACCAAAGATTAATTCATATCTTTCATCTTCAATTTCTTGTAAAAGATAAGAAGATGATGTTGAAGTTACTCCTACAATATTATCAATTTGTTGATAAGTAACTGAAGCTGTAGATGAAGATGATGGTTTAACTTTAACTTGAATTGTAGATGTATCAATAAAGGAATTGTCAAGAATATATCTTTGATTGAACAAAGAAGTATCAACGGTGAAGTTTTGTGTGATATATACACCTTCATACACCTCAATATTACTAAATTCAGCAAATCCGTTCACAACAGGAACTGTGATGTTTGATGGAATCGAAAATATGTAGTTTGTATTGTCTCCAGAACCGTTGCAAACAACACCAGAGTTTAATGTAAGTGTTGATGTCTCTATTAAACCAGTTACAGTAAAAGATATCTTTGCTCTTGCAGATCTACGAGATCTTGGAACATAACCAATGTTTCTTGCCAGTGCAACAACGTTTTCTCGAAGTGTTGCAGAGTCAAGAAAACACTCGTTCGCTGCCATATTAGTATTATATGCAGTCGTATATGTATTATATGCTAATGCGTCAATAATTATTGAAAGGTTTGATCCTTCAAAGTCATAATCAGTGAAATTTGTGTTCGACCTTAGATAATCTCTAATAGACGTTTTAATTTCATCAAAATCTAAATTTGTGTATTGACCGAAAGCCATTATACTCTAGCTGGGAATAGAAGAACATCGACAATTTGTGTTTCGGCAGTCATGCCTACAATATCATACTGAACTGTAACATTCATCTCGTTTGAATCTGGATAAAGTGAGACAGTTATATCAAGATTATCAATTCTTGGTTCATAATTCATTAAAGATGTTTTAATTTCATCTGTAATTCTTACTTCATTTAAGTTTGTACTTAATTCAAATAAAGATTCACTGATTACTGAACCAAATTGAGGCATAAATGGTTTTTCACCAAGAATTGTAAAAACTATATTCTTTACAGACCTTTTTATAGCGTCCTCATCAGTAATAGTTACCACATCATTCGTCACAGGATGACGTTTGAATGACAAATTGATATCTTTGAATGCCCTTGAAGCCACTATTTAACACAAAAAGTTTCCTGTTTTTATTTATACCGCTTTTTTTATCTTTTTACGACTCTAATTCT